CCTCTTTTACTGCCGCCGTGCCGCTTGGCGCATCCCCTGACCCGGCCGCGCGGCCCGTCACTTGCCCAACCGTCTCGATCGCCTCTTGACCGCCCTCCATCAAGCCCGCTGCACCCACTTGCCCGACGCGGCCCGCCGCTGATCTGCTGCCAGTGCCGGTAATCGCTCGCGTGACGGCACCCTCAGCGCCGCCTCGCGTCAGAGCGCCTGCCACCACGGTAAACGGCACCGTGATAGCCGCACCAAGGTATGCGTCCTCCATCGGCACGCCCTGACCCACCAGTTCGGCGAACGTCGATGCCGCGTTTTGGGCCGTAATCGTGCCGACGCCTGCCACAGTTTGCGCGCGCGCCACCCGTGCGGCGATTTCGGCCTTGCTCATGCCCTGCACCGCTTTGCCAGCCGTGGCTAGCCGTGCCCCCGCCACGCCAGCGCCGACCGGCAAAAACATGCTTCCGATGGTAGGCAGCACCATGTTGCCAATCGCGCCCGGGTTCTGGCTGATTGCTTGCAAGACGCCGACCTCATCGTCGGCCATGTCGGCCATGAAATTCTCGCGCATGGCCTCGGCGCGCTCGGAGCCGACTACCTCCCGGATCGCCTGCATGCCGCGCTCCATCCGCCCAGACAGGCCCGCGCCCAGCCTGTCGCCTGTGGCCAGTCTGCCAATTTCGGCCACGCCTTTGATGGCGGTTGGCCCGATTTGCAGCGCGCCAGCGGCAAGGTCGCGCGCCGCCGTGCCGAGAGTGCGCTCGGGCACGGCGCGGCGAGTGCGGGGTTGTGACGGGTCGCCGTTCGGTATCAGGTCGTCGAACCTGATGTCGGTGTTTTGCGGTATCAGGTCGTCGAATTCGATGGTCATTTACAGCCCCGTTGGGTCTATCCCGTTTTGCCGCAGGCGCTGAATCACCTGCTCGCGTGGCGCGCCTCTGGCAATCGCCTGGCGCGCACTTTCTAGCGCAGTTGCCGGGCTTGCGGCGGCTGCGGGCCGTCCTTGCGCCTCCCACTGCGCAAACGCAGTGGCTGTGGGTCGCCGGCCGTTGGCGCTCGTCCATGCGTAAAAGCGGGCCAGTGCGGCCTGGTCGATTTGCGTTTGCATCTCACCCGTGGTCCGGTTGCGCACCGGCCGCCCCTTGTCGTCCAGGGCGGGCACCTGCAGCGTGCGCAAGATGGTCGAGGAAAGCGCGCCCTCAGACGCCTCTGCGCCCGTGCCCGGCCTAGCACCATGCGTGTTCAGGTGCGCCAGTTCGGCCAGCGTCATTTGGCGCTCGGCACTCGACCGCCCGGCCGCCGCGTTGGATGCGTTTGCCGCGCCGCGGTCGCGCGCCACCTGCGCCCCTGATTCTTGGGTAAAAAGGCTGCGCAGCGCTTCATCCCACACCGTGCCCTCGCCGGTTGCCTGGTTGATCGCGCCGCCCGTATTCCCGACGGCGCTGAACGGCATGTAGGTCTCGCCCGGTCGCGTCAGCGTGTTCAGCCGGTTCATCTTGTCCAGGTCGCCCACATTGGCCAGCGCCTGATCGCGCAGACCTTGGGTTTGGATCGCCGTGCCAGCATTGGCAAACCGCTCCATGTTGGTGTCGCCGGTCATTTGGAACAGTCGAACGGCGTCCTGCATGTAGCGCGACAGAGCCGGATCAATCGGTGCCTGCCGCGCAGCGTTGGTCAGGCCCAGCCCGGTCGCCTCTTCGCCGATCTTGAGCGCGTCGGCCCCAGCCCGGTTGCCGCTCATGTTGCGGTAGTAGATATCGGCCAAGCTCTGCTCCTGCTCTTGCTGGGCGCGCTGGCGCACTGCCTCGCCCTGAAGCAGCGCCCCAAGCGCCCCCGCAATGCCCCGGCCGGCACCAGCCCATGCCTGGGTCGGGTCGCGCGTCAGTGTCGTCATCATCGGAAAGCCCTCGCAAACTGGTTAAACCCATCGCGCGCCGCGCCGCCCAGGTTCCAAAGCCCGCCCGTGCCCATGCCCGCCTCCTGCGCCGCCAGCATGGCCGCCTGCTGCCCGCTGGCGCCGTACTTCAGGCCCGCCCCCAGAGATGTCAGGTTGTTGCCGCCAGCGGAAAGCCCCGCCGTGCCCGCGCCCTGCAGCAGTGAGCCAAGGAACATTTGCCCGGGGTCAACCCGGCCAGCGGCATCGATGGCAATCCGGTCGGCTCCGGCCTGCCCGCGCGAAAAATTGCCCAGCCGGTCCACATCCATGCCGGCATCCATCATGCGGATGCCCTCGTTCATGCGCAGACGGCCCGCGCTGCTGGTCTTGCCCAGCAGGCGCGCCAGCTGCTCGGCCTGCCGCATGGTGTTCAGATCGCTGGTAGCTCGAGCGGTCAGGTAGTCGTCCGACACGTTGCCCTGCGTTTCCTGCTGGCCGCTGCGGATCGCCTGGCTCTCGCTCACCGGCGCAATCAGTTCCTGCGTGATCTGATCCGCAATCTGCGTCTGCTCCGCCTGCCGCTTCGGTGTCTCGTAAGTGGCGGCCGTGTCCAGCGCCCTGCGCTCGGCCTGCATCTGCAACCGGCGCTGGCTCTCCAGGCTGCGCTGCGTTGCTGATTCCATGCGCTGCTGCGCATCGCGCGCCGCCCGGTTCTGGATGGCCGCGCCTGCAATTGTGGCAATGAGCGCCGGGATCAATGGGATCATGATTTGCTCCTTACCGGGTAACGGTGCCGCTGTTGCCGGCGCGCGGGTTCGATACGCCAAACCACTGCTGCTGATTCGTCCCGCTGCCAGCCGCAGCGCGCCCGGTGTTCATCTGGTTCATCAGGTAGGCTTGCGCCATGTCGTTGAACAACCCGCCCACCGTGGCCCCTGCGCGCGCGCTGGAGGCGTTTGCGCTGTTGACGCGCAGCGCGTTGAGCGACTGCGATGCGGCGGTGCCCGTGTCGATGCCCGACTGCGCCAGACCGATCAAGTTGGCGCGCGCCTGCTCGTCTGCTGTGCGCAGATCGGCCGCCGCCTGATCGGCCACGCCGCCTGCGCGCATCAGGCCCTCATTGGTGCGCCGGTTGATGTCGGCCAGGCTATCGACCTGCACCGATCCGCCCATCAACCCGGTGCGCGCCAAGCCAAAACGGTTGAAGCGCTCGGCCTCCGTGGCCTGCCGGTCAACGTCTTGCCGGTTGAGGTCAAACACCGCGTTGCGTTGATCGGCATACAGCGACTCGCGCCCGCCGCCGTTGAACGTCTGGTTGATCGCATCCGTCGCTGCGCGGATGCGCGCTTGACGGTCATCCTCTTGCTGCCGGGCTGCACCCGCGCCTCCATCACCGCCGCCGCCACCGCCCATATCAAACTCCTTCCATTACAAACGTGGCCCCGCACCGGCGGAAGCCCAATTTTTCGTACAACGCATCGGCCACCTCGCAGCCCGAGATCACACCCGGCCTGATCTGCTTGGCACCCGCCAGCCGCGCCCATTTCACAAAAGTCTTGATCAGCCGCGCCGCCAGCATGCCGCCGCGATGGTCTGGGTGAATGAACAGCGCCAGATCGTTGGCCACCATGTCGTTGCCAAACCAGCTTTGCGTCACCATGCCCGCCATGCCGCCGATCACATCTCCGTTTGTACCCTCAGCCACCACCACGAACTGACTTTTGTCCATCAAGCCGCCCAATGTTTCTTTCACGCGCTCGAGGTCGTAGTCCATGGGCGCAAAGGTCGATTCCTGGTGCATGGCCCGGCCCAGCACGCAAATGGCAGGCAGGTCTGCCACAGTGGCCATGCGCAGCCTCATGATCCACCCCGCCCCAAGTCGTGAAAGTGCAAGGTGATGGCGTCCACTCTGAAGGGCTTGTTGTCGAAATTGCGCAGCCGGACAGAAAACTCTGTACCGGTGCATTCAACCGGAATCGTCCCGCCGGGCCGGGTGTTGCCCTTGACCCTGATCTCTGGGGTAAAGGCATCGGGGTCGCGCACATCAAACCCGATCGACATGCGGCATGCGCCCTCCAGCACCACATCCGCCCCCACCAGTTGCTTGAGGTTGCCCGGTCTTTTGAAGTCCATGTAGGGCAACTGGATCAGCACCTCGTACTGAGTGCCGTCGTCCGTGCTGGCCTGCTCGTCGAGCCGGTACACCGCATCGCCGCTGCGGATGTAGAGCTCTTGCCCAAGCTCGGCAAAGGCGTCCACTGGCACGCTCAAGAAATACTGGCTCCATGCCGCAATCCGCGCCGTGCGGCTGATCGAGTACACGAACAGCCGGTTGCCGATTGCGCACACGTACTGGCCCGTGCCGTAAAAGTAGAAGCTCCTTGGGGCGACACCCGGCACACGCAGTTCGGGCCGCACCAGCGCGTCGATTGGCGAGCCCACATCCACATCGGCCAGGCTGTTGGTATGCCGCAGCGTGGTGATCGACCGAAACCCGTAGTCGCTCAGAAAATACAGGTCGCCGCCCACGCTCACCACCGAGCGCGGGAAGCTCGTCCCCACGTTCTCCACAATGTCCTCCAGGCGCATGGCAGTAGGGTTTGGGTCGGCCACCCACACTTGCGCACCATCCCGCGACAGCACAACCAGATTGCCCTGGTACACGCCCAAAGCATTGGCGGCCCGGTCGCCTTGGCTGTTTAGCCCGGTAGGCAAAAATCCGGCGTCGTTGGCCGCCGTCCAGTCGCGCGGGTTACCCGTTTTGGAGTAGCGCACCACATCCGCGTTGCCCGCGCCCACTGCGAAGATTTTGCTGGCAATCTTCAGGCAGGCCCGCGTGTCGGGGCAGTTGGCGTCAGCAACGTGCGTGGCTGGGCTGCCGTCGAGATAGTGGTGCTCCACTTGCCCGCTCGCGTACTGCACGGCGCAGTAAATGAAGGCATTGAACACATCGGCAAAGGGCACGTCGGCCACCGCCTGCGCGCCGCCAGAGAATTGCACCCTGTTGGCCTGAAACAGCGGGTTGGCGTGCGTGATCGTGCCGCTGCCGTAAAACGTGTGCAGCCGGCCAAAAGCCGCAAACAAGCCCCTGGTGCCGGGCTCCAAATCCGCCACCTTGGTCAGGCCGGGGCGTTTTTGCGCCGCCAATCCCGTCGTTACGTAGGCATTGCGCATCTCCAGCAGCCGGTTTGCATCCGACACGCTGGAGCCCTTGCGCAAATCAATGCCTAAGTCGTAGCGGTCAAAAGTGATCTGTGACACCGATCAGCTCCTGAGCGTGTAGCCACCATTGGCCGTGCGTGCTACTTGCGCATCAGAACGGGTTGTGCTGGTGTCCATGAAATAGCGTCGGTTTTCTTTTTGCCTGAATTTTTCACGGCCCAGCATGTTCTGGAAAGCCGTTGCCGCCGCCTGCGCATCCGGGTGGCGGTAGTGCGCCTTGGCGTTGGCCAGCGCGTACAGGAACACCAGGCGGTCGGGCACACTGGTGCGGTCACTCGCGCGGTCGAATCGCCCACGGTCGGCCGTGTACTCCACGATCATGTCGTAGGGCGCGTCAGGGATCGGGTACAGCTCGATCTGCCCGTTCAGGTGGTCGTACTTGGTCGGCTGGCCGGTCAGCGACGAAAAGCTGCGGTCGAGCTCGGTAATGCCTTGCGACAGCCGCTCCCTGATTTGATCGCCCACCTTCACCCAGACAGACAGCACGCGGCCCGGACTGATGGGTTCATCTTCCACGTCGTTGTGCCAGTCGTACAGAAACGACCCGGCCTCCATCTTGATGGTGGCTTTCTTGCGCATGGCGGGCGGCTCCAAGTCGCCAAACACGTACTCATGGGCCTCCTGCAAAAAACTCTTGATCGTCGCGTCGTTGCTTTTCGAGGCGCTGCCCTGCGCGACAAATCCAAGCCGCGCGCGCAGCTCGGTCATCAGTTCGCCCAACGTCCTATTGCGTTCTGTCAGTCCGTTCATTTTGGCCTCACGATGTGGTCAGAACGATGCGCAGTTGCCCGTCCACCAGTTGCAGCTGTGCGTTGATGCTGGATCGCCCGATCAAGCTGGCGCTTTTGAGTGCCGTGTCGATGCTGGTCACCGCCCCATTGATGCCGTTGATGCCTGCTGGCCCCTGCGCGCCGGGTGGCCCTTGGATTCCTTGCAGGCCCTGCAATCCCTGCGGCCCCGCCGGGCCTGCCGGGCCTGCTGGGCCGGTTGCGCCCGTGCCGAACGGCGCGCCCGCCGACCAGTCGCCTGCGGTGTTCGACAACTTGAAGAACAACTGGCCGGTGTCAATTGCCAGCATGCTGAAACCCTTGGGCTGGCCGTTGTACAGGCCGCGATTGGCAAACGTGTCGCGCGCGTCTGCGTCAAACGAGGCCCCGGTGTCGCCCTTCACGCCTTGCGGGCCAGCCGGACCTGCTGGCCCCGCCGGTCCTGCTGGGCCAGCGATGCCCTGCGGCCCGGTCAACTCAGCTACCAGCTGCGGGGCAAGGCTGGCGAGGGTGACGATTGCATTGCGCAGCGTGCCGTCATCATTTTGCAGCAGGGCTGCATTGGCGCGCAGCTCGTTGATGGACAGCGCTGCCCTGTCCAGCTCAGCATTCAGGGCCGCGTGATCGGTGCGATCTGGGTTGTTTTCCAAGAAATTCTTGGCTCGGTTGTAGGCCGTGGCTTGAGGCATGTTAGCTCTCCAAAATATGCGGCTTTAGGCCAGCCACCAGAAAATCAGCGACGCCTCTGTGGTGCCGCCGTGGCCAGCGCAGACCAAGATTTTCATAGCGCCCACCAGAAAAGGAAGATCGGCCAGAGCAGGAAAAAGAGTGGGTTCATAGCAGCCCCACTTCTTTTGCGACATACGTCCCAAGAGCTACGACCAAGGCAATAATGAAACGCTCAACCCAAACAGACGTTTGCGAAAATGCTGGCAACCTTGCTTCGGCAGTTTGCAAGCGCACATCAAGCCGCTCAATTGCCTGAAACGCACGATCTAGGCCGATGCTGATATTGGTCTGCCGCTCCTCAACTCGCGCCAGCAGTGTGAATGAATCACTGAGCTTGATCAGTATCGCCCGCTGCGCATCAAGATCAGAGCGCAGTGCGTCGAGCTTGGTGCCAAGTATTTCGATGTTCATTGCATTCCCTTTAGTTGCTTGACCCACTTGTAGCAGGTGTTGGCGTATTCTGCTGCTCTGTCGGCGTCGTAGGCGAATTCAAGAAGAAACTGCGAAGCCTCGTCTGAAAGTCTGCCGACGGTGGCGGTAGCAGCAGGATCGACGGCGCTGTCGGAACCGGTGGGCACGGGGCAGGTGGAAGCTGCTGCGAAGGGGTCGCGCAGCCCGCCAAGATCACGAGCGAGACGCCTGTTATCAGCGCGCACCGCAGCCAGTTGCCTAGTTGCTTTTTCATGTTGCACCTCTAGTTGTGTTGCCAGTTGCGCATGAGCGCGCTCTACTTCGACTGCGCGCTGGGTTGCGGTTGCGTACTGCTCTGCGGCGGCGGCGCGGATGGATTGGATTTCGGCGTCATGGCTGGCGCTCAGGAAGGTTGCAGTACCCCAAGCCGCCAGCGCCCCAGCGGCCAAGGCCGAGCCGAGCGCGATGCCAAGGCGTCCGGTGAGAAGCGGCCAAAGCATGTCAGTCGTCCTTTTGCGAAAAGACTACGCCTTGCGTGGTAATCACGCGCAGAATCGCGTTGATGACAGGCAGGCCCACGGCCACGGCGGTGAACACGTTGACCGGCAGAAACGGCTGGAGCAGGCCAGAAACCAGCTCAAACGCCGCCAGCGCGGCCACGGCGGCGTTCACGATCAACGTGCGGGATTTGTACCAGGGTTTCATTCCTCGAACTCCAAAATTTCCTTGGCCCAAGCCACATCAGCCAGGTACGAATCCCGGCAATGATCGTCCTGCCAGAAAAACACCGCATTGGCGACGCGATAAACCAGCCGCCAGCCTCGCCGGTTGCGACTGAGATAGGCGCGAGCGCTCACGGTTACATCGTGATGCCCGCCGAGCAGGATGCAGTTCACGCCCTGACTGAGCCATGCAGCGATGCGGCGCAGTTGAGTTTTCATAGTGTTGCCGCCAATGCGAACAGATCGTCGATCTGGGTTTGAGTGAGATTCAGCGCAGCCGTCAGCCCGGCGACCAGCGGCGAGTCGCGCTCAACAGTCTGCGCATACTCCCACTCGATGCGCGCAGCCTCACCAGCAACACCCGGCATGGCTGCAATTGCTGCGTTTACCGCCGCCAGCAACCCGGCAGAAAGCAGAGCCAGCCGCGCTTGGCGCATGGTGACGGATTGAGGGGTTTGCGGCTGCGGGGGCAGTGCCGTTTCAACAACCCACGAGCCGTCACGGAAAAACGCGCTTTGTGTTGCTCGATCATGGGCTGGCGGCGGCAGCAGTGTGACACCCATCCAGTCTGCGGGCGTGGCTGTTGCGATATGCTCGCCGGTGCGGGGGCTGTAATAAAATTCAGTCATGCTCGACTCCTAGGTGTTGAATCAGGTGGTGGGTGTCTGCCCACTGCGCGTGGCCGCGCCATGCAGCAAGGAACTTGAGTCGGCCCTCGGCGTCCCCGCGGGCATCGAAATTCCGCAGTTTGCGCTTGGCTCGAATAACACTGGATTTGCGGAGCAGCTTGTGTGTGGGCCAAATTCGATAGCCGCAAAAGTTTACCCCGGCAGTCCATGGCAGTACACTCCAGCGCGAAAAGCGCAAGCCCATGTTCTGGAGGGTGAACGATGCCGCTTGCGTTTGCAGTAGCGCCATTGCTTCTCGGCTGTAACCAACCACCACAACGTCGTCCATGTACCGGGCAAACTGCTTTACGCCCACTGTGTGTACGAGCCATCGGTCATAGATGTGCCCGTAGATATTGGCCGCAAGCTGACTGGTAAGGCTACCAATAGGCAGGCCGCAACCATCGGGCGGGATAAATCGCCGCAAAAGCTCCAGCGTCCTGCTGCAACTGATTTTGCGAGCGAATTCTTGGCGCAGCACACTCCTGCGGACTGACGCGAAGTAGCGTGAAAAGTCGGTCTTTAGTACCCATGGGTCCCCTCCGCCAGCAATGATTCGGCGCAACATCGACTGCACCGATGCGGCTGCTGCGTGCGTTCCGCGATCAATGCGGCAGGCATAGCTTTGCGGCAAGAATGCGCGCTCAAACAGCGGCTCAACTATATTGCAAAAGGCGTGTTGCGCCACGCGATCAACGAAAGGCAGGGCGCTGATTTCCCTTGGCTTTGGCTCGTACACCATAAACGTATGCGGTTCGCCGGACCGATAGGTTCCAGCCACTAGGCTCCGGCGCAACCAAGACAGGTTTGCGGCTTCGTCCTGCTTAAACAGCAGGTAGCCCATAGTCAGGCGCTTGCCCAGCGATGCCTTGCGGTACGCTTCCCAAAGGTTGTCCGGGTCGGTAATTTGATCAAACAAGTTTTTGTATTTTTTGCCCATCGCGGACTCCTTATAAGTCGGCGCGGGTTTCGGGCAAAGCCCTACTCCCCGTTCTCCGAACCGCTTAGTGTGTTTGCCGAAGCAGGCCAAGAGGGGCTGACCATATCTAAAAAGGTCGCTTGGTGTTGCCGTAGCGGCACCAAGTACAGGAGCCTTGACTTTTATCGTCACCGGCAGCGCGCAACGCAATGTTCCAGTTCGAGTTCCACGCGACGTTGTTCGAGTTGGACGCCCGAGAGCCGGAATGCGCAGCATTGTTGCGATCGCCACTTTAGCCCCCTCCTTGCCTCTTTTGCGCAGACTTTGCCCAAGCCCCAAGCATGGCGCCCGTCTCTGCGAGATGCACGCTGGCAATCTCGTATTGGCGACGTGACACCAGCTTGCGTTCAGGCGCTGCCATGAAGCGCAAAAGCTCTTTGAGGTACGCCAGCCCGGCGTCTGCCTCGTATACCCGCGAGACTTGATTGCTTTTTCCGGCAGCATGAAATAAACGATACTGCTCAAAAATAGCTGCGATCATTGTGTCTCGCAACACTCTATGTTGGCGACTGGTATTCGTCAACATAGGGTAAATGTAGTTGACAAAACCGTCGAGGCGCACCACTACCGCCATCGCTGCACGCGGCTCAGTCTTTGCTGCGGTTTGGTCTGTTTGTTCCATCATCTGCTTCAGAGGCTGCTTTCGCAGCCTCAAACATGCTTCAGGTGGTCACCGGCAGCGCGCAACGCAATGTGCCAGTTCGAGTCCCACGCGACGTTGCTCGAGGCGGACGCCCGAGAGCCGGAATGCGCAGCACTGCTGCGACCGC